GCATCCGCCTATGGCGATGTGGTCGGTAACCTCGTTCATTTGGACACGAAGTTCCTCTTGGACTGCCTTTAACAGGTTATTGCTTGCGTGTTTCATCGTCGTCTATGATGTCCCTGACAAGATTAAATCCGGCTTTGAAGCCCTCAACCTCTTGCTGAGAGACCTCTTTCCCTTCCTGCATCGCCACCTTGGCGGCGATCTTTGCGCTTTCTAAGCGTTCCTGCTGATCCAGTTTTTCCAGATCAAGCATGGTCTTGGCTTCCGCCTTCTGTGCGTCGACTTGGACCTTAGCCATGTCTGTCTGCGCCTTAGCCATAGCCTGTTGCTCTTTGAGCGCCAACTCGCGTTGTTGCATCTGAACAATAGGATCTTGTGACTGCTTGGCGTTTTGCTCGGCTTGGGCCATCATCTGGGCCTTGCCGGTAACCTGCTCTGCGGCTGGTGCCGCGAGCCTTGAAATGCGGAGTTCGATATCCTCCGGTAGCTTTTCGTCTGGACCCGGAAGCTCCACGCCCAGTTCTTTTTCGATCTTGGCCCTGTAGGCAAATGCAACATGCTCCGCCACATGCGCCGCCATTGCAGACTCGATTGCCTGCTTGTTCGGTGCCCTGCCGACCATCTGAATGATCTGCGGGTCTTTCATTGCGGCCATATGGACCTGAATATGGGCTTCGTGGTCTTGATAGATAAACGCCTTGACCGGCTCGCCCGTGATAATGTTCATGTTCTCTGTAACAGGATCTGTCGGCTTGAGGTCGTTCTCTGTCGGGACGATCTTGTCCGCATCCTGAATGCCCAGCACGTCCAGCATCTGACGGTGAAGCAACGGCATGTCATACATCTGAGGCGCCTGAGCCGCCAACTGCAATGCCGCCTGATACTGCATGATCCGCTGGGCCATGGTGCCCGCGTTCGGGTCACTAACCGGAATAATGTCGATCCGATTATCGAAGTCCATAGGAAGCGCCTGACCGTCATCGTCCTCGTAGGGGTAGACTTCTGGGCCGTAGTCCCTAACAAGCTCTGACAGGATCTTGAGTTCTTTTGAAACGGCGGCGTGGACGCGGGCTTGAACCGCGCTCATCACCTTCATTTCTCGCTCAAGCACAGCAAGCGTGGTGCCAACCGGCGCTTCCCCATTGATGTCTGAGGCTTTTACATCCGCCGCTGATGCGAATCGACGCCCTTCCTGCACGATGTCGCCGAGCAACTGGTATAAGACGTTGCTGGGTTCCTTGTAAGGCAAGAACGTGATGTTGTCGCGGATTGCACCACCCGGAACGTCTACGTCTCGGAACTCTCCGGGCATGATCGGGGTATCGTCGCCCTTGATTCTGAGTCCCCGAGATTTCAATCCTCCCGGTAGGTTGGCAAGTGTTCCGGCGTCTACTAGCTGTCGGAGCAACGATGTTGCCGACTTGGATAGACCACCGATCATATGTACTAGGCCGAAGCCATAGAAGCCGAGTCCGGGCAGATACTGGTAGTGGACGTAGTGATCCCGTTTCATTTTCTTGGGATCGCCTTCGTACCAGTTGCGCCGAATCGACAGAATTGTTCTTGATGACTTGTCAATGGTAACGACATACGGCAACGCAATGCCCGTAGGCGCCCCGCCCTCTTTGTCTTCAAAGCCAATCAGGTCAATATCAACGTGCATTTCCAGCAGGGTGTGCCGGTCATCAAACTCGTAATTGTCAGAAGCTCCGGTCAGCCTGTCGTATTTTTGCTGAATTTCAGTGATATCAGGCGATGGCGGTGGCAGGTCAATATCGCTGTAAAAGCCAGCAACCTGTAGCTTCCTGATCTCATTGGAGGTCTTCTTCATCACATGCGTGGCTCGCTCGCACGTCGACAAGTCTGACGCGCCATAGCTAACCACGAAGTCTTCCGCGGGAACAAACATCGCGCAAGGTCGGCCCATGCTTGGGTCAAAATACACCTTACGGAACGCTGATCCAGCGATTGGCAGAGAAAACAGCAGTTTCTCTGTCTCTGTCCTGTACTCAGTCATGCGCTGAGTAATCAGGTAATTGAGGTAGTTCTGTACTCTGTGAGCCTGCTTGGTCTTGTCGTCGGTGATTTTCCCAACGATAGTGGTCTTTACAGGCCCGCTTGCAGGATAAATTTCCTGTATTGTCTGGGCTTGGAAGCGGATAACCGCCTCGGAAAGCATGGGGTGAAACACGCCGCAGGCGCCCTCCCAAGGGGTAGACCTGTCCTCAAACTTTAGTCCTAACAAGTCAAGACCACGGACATAGGTCTCTTCCCAGTCCGCTCTGCTGTTCCGGTCAGCATCAAACTGAGCAACCAGTTCGCTGGCAAGACTGGCTAAGTCTCGCTCATCCATGTATTCGGCTAGGTTGGAGCCATGCTCGACCCCCATCAACTCCGGCGCGTTCGGGTCGAAGTCAATGATCATCCCGCCGTCATCGTCAAGTAAGCTGACTGAGTCGGGGTTTTCGATGATGATCTCTAGCTCTTCGCCGTTCTGCTGAGGCATAAACGGCGTTGCTACACGCTCAATAGCCACCTAGGCGTCACCATCCTTCATGACTTTTCCGCCCTTGAAGTAGCCCTTGGTCTTGGGCACGACGACCCCGCCCATCTTCATGCCGGTATCATCGACAACAAAGGCTGGCCTTAACTCCCCATCCTTGTCTTTCTTCATCGGCATCTTTCCACCGACAGCGTAACCTTTAGTTTTCTTCATTGTCTTTCCCTGCATATAGGTTGTCGAATACTCTGTTTACGTCCAGCGTGTAGTCCAAGTCCGACTTGGAGTAGTGAATGTGCTGAGACGGCCTAAAATCCGGGGCGCCTTCTCCCGTCGCCCACCATGCTGGGTGTGTCACCCGCACGCGGTTGTTAGGTAGCGCCACAATATTGCCTGTCCACGGGCCTGCATCGAGAAGCTCCATCACATGGCTCTGCTTGTGCTGAGCAGGGTCGTCTGCGATTTCGCTGTCGGTGTAGTCTACTGTGAACATGTACTTAGCAGGGTAGAAGTCCCCGTCTATCTTGGCGATCCAAGGACACGGCGTTGCCCTGTCTAGGACGTAAACGCTGTGCTCACGCGAGGAGCAATCCCAAGGCTGAGCCGCATACACCGGCATTGGATCCGGCCACTCCTCAAAAGGGGTGTCCCCGACCAGTGCCGTGATTGGCATCCTTGCCCACATAGCGCCTCCGTGGACATTGGGCTCGTCGTTGTCATAGGTTTCCGCGCCAGTAAATATGACCTGAAAGCTAAGGCAACGATTCGGCATTGTCGTCACGGCAATCGCCATCGCGTGCAGAAATTCACCATGGTATTTCTGGTGGTTGTGCGTGTACTCACGTCTTACCCAGCACTTAAAGTGCGGAATGTTGCTTTGCAGGAATGCCATCTTCGCCGTAAAACCTCCGTTCCCACGCCTTATGCCGCTGGATCGGTACTTTGTAATACGGCAAGAATCGCCCTATGTAGATGCAAAACTTGTTCAACCAATGCAGAGGCAACGGTAGTGGCCTAAGATAATCCATAAACAAGACCACCCTGATGTTGTCCGTCAGGTTGATCGCAAAATGCTCGTAGGTATCGTCGAATATGACGACCTTGCCGGTCTTCCAGCGATACTCCTTGCCCATCACAGACAGTACACATCCCTTCCCGTCTGTGGGTATATCTACACCAAGGTGCATTCTCAGCACCCCAGACCACGGCCCCTCATGGGGTACAAGCATTTTGTTTGAGTCGAGGATAGAGAAATAGGCCGAAACGATGCTCTTGTCGCTATCGACAACCGCCATCGTCTTCGGAAACAACTCGCAGTTCCTCTCGAAGCGTATATTGTTCGCCTTGAGGAAGAACATCCTCCACTTATCGTCATCCGATATATAGGTCTGCTCGGGACTTATATCTTGGAATAACGGAAAGTCCTGCAACCGCTGTCTCACCTGATCGAACTCTCCGCGTATCACGAAGTAGCTTTCTTCCAGCTTGTGGGCAATCGGAAAGTCTTTGTTGTCGAAGTAGGCTGGGCCTCCTAGCTTGGAGTACCGCCTAAACATCGGGCGCAGTTTGCGCTCCAGATTGTCAACAAAGCCGTGCCAGCGATTGATGTCAGTAATAGTTTGCCACCCTCCCGTGGGGG